GTATGAAGCGCAAGGGCAAGCGTGAGGTGCCCAACTGCGTGCCCGCTTCCTCCGGTCTTACCAAGCCCCGCGCTCAGAAGGACACCGAGGACGGCAAGAAGTACTCCAAGACCGTTACCAACCCCGAAACCGGCCGCAAAAACACCGTCCGCTTCGGCGCTAAGGGCTACCGCATCGCCCCCGGCACCGACAAAGGCGACCGCTACTGCGCCCGCAGCTTCGGGGACATGAAATCCGAGGGTTACAACTGCGCCGGCGCCGAGCGCAACACGCCGCTGTGCCTCTCGCGGGCTAAGTGGAAGTGCTCGGGCAAGACGTCGCGCCGCGCCTGAACTCCGCAGACTGACCCCAGATCTCCCGAGCGCGCGTGCCGTCTACCGAGGTGAAACCCCCCAAGCCCCCCGAGCACGCTTTCACCCGCCTGTGGTTCTGGAACCAGGCCGGAGCCCAGACCCTGCTGTGCCCGGTGCATGAAGCTACAGACATCAAACAGCGTTTAATTGCCGAAGGAGCCGTTGTCTGGCACACAGAAGTCTATAACGCTTAAATTCCTGCGATTAACTGCTGCAACGTAATACTGTACAACTCAGTCAGCGCAAACAACTTACTGAGCGGCAGCTCAATCTCACCCTGTTCTAGCCTGCTATAAGCAGCTTGACTGACCCCAAGCACCTCTGCAACTTGCATTTGCGTCAGTCCAGCAGCAATACGCAAGCCGCGAATCCTGCGACATATTGCCAACTGCCTGTGAATGGCCATTACGACTACCCGCTCACCGTTTAAGGCTACTCACTACACAGAAATCACGTAATCTGACGCCATGGAAACGTCTGTTTCTCGTTACGACTTCGCGCCCATCACGGGAAGCGAAACCACCGAGGAGGGTTACCTCCGCGTCTGGTGTCGTGCGGCGCGCACGGGGACCCAGCTCTACCGACGTGCAGACGGCTCTCAAGTTCGGGAATACCGCCCGCCGGAGGAGGTCAGCAACCCTGACTCCCTCACGACGTTCGGAATGAAACCCGCGACCTGGGGCCATCCCCCGGTCCTTCTCGATTCGGCGAACACCAAGCAGTACCAGATCGGCTACTCCGGTAGTCAGGTCCGGTACAACGACGGCTTCGTCGAAGTCGCTCTAGTCGTCACCGACCAAGACGCGATCGAGAAGATCAAGCGCAAGGATGCCACAGAGGTATCCGCCGGCTACAAAGTCGACTTCGACCCCACCCCTGGTCTCACCCCCGAGGGCGAGGAGTATGCCGGCGTCCAGCGCAACATCCGGGTCAACCACATCGCCATCGTTCCCCGCGGCCGGGCTGGCCCGGAGGTTCGACTCCTAATGGATCGCATGGATTCGGCCGATGCCGTCTCCTTCGACCCCGAGTGGATCCGTGAAAGCGGATCGGCGCTCCAGCCCTGTCAACCTGCATCTCCCGTTATGGCATCCGTCAAACTCGACGGCCTGGAGATCGATCTGCCCGCAGAAGCAGCCACCGCGGTCCAGTCCTTCGCACGGGACATGGGGCGCCAACTCCAAGCTGTGACTGCCGAGCGCGACGAGCTGAATTCCAAGCTCGACTCGCTGCAGAACGATTACGACTCCATCGCCTACGAGAAAGAGGCCGCCGAAGGCCGCGCTGACGCCCTCGAAGAGCGTCTCGCCGAACTCGACTCCAGCGCTCCCCGCCTGGACACCGCCGAGATCGACCAACTCGTGGCTGCCCGTCTCTCCACCCTCCAGAAGCTGGCTCCCGCTTTCGCCGAAGACTTCCACTTCGACGGCATCGACGACGCCGCGCTTTACACCCAAGCCTTCGAAAACCTCACCGGCTCCGCTCCTCGCGAAGACGCTGAGCCCGCCTACATCCAAGGCGTTGTGGACGGCATTCTCGCCGCCCGCACCGACGCCGAGGGTGAAGGCGAAGAAGAGGAAGGCGCTGATGAACCCGAGGACGCCGGCGACGGCGAAACCAAGGAAGACTCCGCCGACCGCGCTGACAGCACCGCCACCCTCCGTGACGCCCTCAAGGGTGCCGGTCGTGGCCCCGCTTCCCCGGTAGATAGCTACCGCGCGAAGCAGGCGGATGCCTGGAAGCGTCCCCTCACTGCCACCAAGTAAGGAGTTCCTTCCATGGCCGTTGCATTTACCGCCACCACCGTTTCCAGCCCCACCGGTGCCCAGGGCAGCTACCCGCTGCGCGAGGTTGCTGGTCACGAGGGCATGATCGCTGATCTGCAGGCTTATGTCTGCCGCAGCTTCCGTAACCAGTCCGGCGTCGCCATCCCTTATGGCGTGCTGGTGATGACGGATGACAGCCCGAGCACCAACGACGCCTATGCCGTCGAGATCGCTACGGGTTCCACGAACGTCCAAGGCATCGCAGTCAGCTCTCTGACTACCGAAGGTGCCAGCGGCGGCATGGTGTACACCCCAGTGCCGACTCCGCTGTACTCCGATGGGCGCGTCGGCTACCCCGACAAGGAGACCGTCAACGTCGTATCCAAAGGCGTTGTCTGGGTGTACTCCACCGCCGCCATCGCCCTCGGCGATGCTGTGCGTTTCTTCAAGGCTGACCACTCCGGCACCGTCACCGGCGCCCTGCTCGGTCGTTTCTCGAAGACCGCCGCTGCGACAAAGACCATTCAGATCACCGCCGGCGCTCGCTGGGTGTCTGAGACCTCGGCCGCTGGTCTGGCCCTGCTGGAGATTGACATCCCCGGCATGACCTTCACCGCCGACTGATCACGGAGCTTCCTCCCATGACCAACGAAATCCGTAACGACGAGGTCGGCGTCTTTCTCGCCCGTGAGCTTGAGACCATTCTCAGCCGCACGTTCGAGGTCGAGTACGCCGACATCAAGTACAGCCAGCTGATCCCGATCTCGACCGAGGTTGGTCCTGGCGCCGACTCCTTCACCTATCGCGTCTTCGACAAGCAAGGCTCGATGAAGGTGATCGGCGACAAGGCCCAGGATCTGCCCCGCGCCGACGTGCTGCGCAAAGAGGTCACGCACCCTGTGCGTAGCCTCGGCGCCTCCTTCGCCTACACGATCCAGGAAACCCGTGCCGCCGCCATGGTGCCCGGCATGAACCTGGAGCAGCGCCGTGCCAACGCCGTGCGCCGCGCCTACGAGGAGAAGGTGCAGGAAATCGCCTACTTCGGTGATTCCCCCTCGGGCATGAAGGGCTTCTTCAACAACGACCAAGTCGACAAGCTTGTCCCCGACAAGTGGTTCGATACCGCCGGTGTCACCACCGACGAGATGCTGGCGCTGCTGAACGAGGTGCCCACCCGCCTCGTGCAGAACTCCAACATGAAGGAGATGCCCAACACGATGCTGGTGCCCTACAACGTGTACCGCATCATCTCCACCACCCCGAGGTCGACCACCTCGGACACCACCGTGATGGAGTTCTACCTGCGCACCAACCCGATGATCCAGGCGATCGAGCCCATCAACGAGCTCGAAGCCTCCAAGTCGAGTGGTGCCCTGTCCAAGGACCGCATCGTGGTGTACGACCGCAGCCCCGACAAGCTGCAGCTGCACATCCCGCAGCCTCTGGAGTTCATGCCTCCCCTGCGTCAGGCGCTGGAGTTCAGCGTTGCTGCGCACGCGCGCATCGGCGGTCTCTCGCTCTACTACCCCAAGAGCGCGATGGTGCTGGAAAAGGCTTGATCTTTCTCGCCTTATCCCACCTAGCCTGGTTGGGTTGCACTGTTCTTCTCTCCTAATCATGATCATCGTTTACCGCCCTGAACTTGAAAACCCTCCGATGGACAAGGAGTGCACCATCGGCTTCTCGTTCGTTGCGGGCGGCGGCCTGACCGATCACATCCAAGTCACCTCGGGCGTCACTCGTGACTTCCCCGAGGACGTCTGGGACAAGATCAAGGACTACGACGTGGTCAAGACCCTCCTCTCGCTTGGTGCCCTGCGCATCCAGGACGAGGAGGTTGTGGCTGAGGCCAAAGCAACCCCAGTGGCGCAGGACTCCATCGCCGATCTGCCCCTCACCGAGGCCATGAGCCTTGTGGAGGCCAGCTTCGACCTGGACCAACTGCGCCGCTGGGACGCCAAGGACTCCCGCATCCGGCTGAAGAACGCCATCGCCAAGCGCATCAGCGCAATTACTGAGGGCAACGGCTGATGGCAGTCCCCTCGTCCACCGCGTTCCTCCTCCGCTTCCCCGAGTTCGGCGAGCAGTCGCTCTCGGTGGTGGAGGGGGCGCTGGCCGAGGCCGGGCGCTCCGCACCCGCGGACGTCTGGACTGTCACTCATACCGAGGCTGTCAGCTACCTGGCTGCACACCTACTGGCGACCCGCACCATGCAAGTTGGCCTGCAGGTTGGGACGATGACTGGTTCCCCAACGGGAAATCAGCTCGAAGCAACGCTGTATGGGCAGGAGTACAAGCGGCTGTTCGCGCAGCTGCCGCTCAGTGGATTTGCGCTCTGACCATGGCGATCCAGGCTTCCACCGTTGCTGCCTACGCACCCTGGGGTAACGCCCAGTTGGCGTTTGAGGTGAGCACGGGGTTTGCCAGCACGGATCCAACCACTGGCAACGCCACGCAATCCACCGAGATTGTGGAGTACCTCGCCGCACTATCGCTCCAGGCTCCGACTTGGAAACCGGAAGCCGGCGTCGATTCCACGACCTATTCCTGTTCTGGCCGACTGCTCAGCCCGTCCGTTCTGGACCCACGGATCACCAACGGCTCCCAGGCCGACTGTGTGATCAATGGCTACCGCGGGCGATTTGAGCTGGTCTTCGACCTGTCCATGGATGCGGCACATCGCCGCGATCTGCGGCAGCGCATCGAGGGCACATTCCGCGTCGTCGGGGGCCCCACCTAATGGCCCGCTCCCAGCGCGAACTGAACCAACAGCTCGAAGCGGCGACGGCGCAAGCCATGCGCCAACTCGGCACTTGGCTCGACACCCGCTTCACCCAGGAGATCTCCGCGGTGAAGTGGCCCTACCCGACACCACCCAAGGTGCGGGACATCGTGGACACCGGCCGCCTGCGCGCCAGTCAAACGCGTGTCGTCAACCCCGACGGCTCGATCACGTTTACCTGGCCCACCGAGTACGCCAACCAAGTCCACGAGGGCGGGGTCTCCACCGAGGGACTCAGGTTTCCTGGTCGACCCTGGACAAAGGCCCCTCTCGAAGAGGCCCCGGCCAAGTTCGGCCAGCTGCTGCGTTCTGCCATCGAGGCGCAGCAATGACGATCTCAACGGCCTACCCACCCGTCACCGCTCTGCGGACGACGATCGAGCGCCACATCCTCGACCTCTACGAGGCCGATGGCACCACGCTCAAGGCAAACACCGCCTGGCCTGGGTATTACAGCCTCCCGGACAACAGCCGTGTACCGGCGGTCTACGTGGTCGGTGCCTCAATGGTTCCCTCCAACTGGGCCATCACCGGCATCGAATGCACGATCGACGACGTCCCCGAGATCGTCAGCCCCGGTTCCGTGGGCACCATCGTCTCCTACGAGCGGTGGAAGGTGCGCTTCACCAACTACGGAACCAAAGAAGGCACGCGTATGGCGACCTCCATGCTCGACATCCGTCGACGTCTAGCCCGCGCCTTTCCCCAGGACCAAGCCGTGTACATGCCTCGCACTGAGGTCACGTTCGAGGCCCTAACGGTGTCCGTACTCGGACCCGTGTTGAACCCCCCGATCCCCTAAGGAGTCATCACCATGGCCGACTACGCCATTGGGCTCTCGTTCCACAAGGCTCACCGGACAGTCGTCCGTGCCGTGGACCTGACCCCGCCCGCCCGCTACTTCGCGACCCGCGACACGAGCGGCTACATCACGCTGCCCACCCTGGAAACGGGCAAGTCCTACATCGAGATCCAGGGCATCACGCAGACCAGCTTCCAGATCAACGACAACAACCAGGAGTTCCGTCTCCTGGGCGATGACGGCTGGATGGACTCCGTGATCACCGGTTCTTCGGTGCAGGCGTCTGTGACCGCCTACTTCCTGAAGGACGCCGAGATCCCCGCCGGCTCTGTTGACCCGGTGTTCCGCGGCAACTACGAGG